ACGATAGGATGAGAGAAGAACAAAACTTTAGGTGTGCTATTTGTGAGACACATGAACAAGATGTTAAGAGAGGGCCATCAGCTTCTGTTGAAACATCTTTACATATCGATCACTGCCACAGCACAAATAAAGTTAGAGGACTTCTATGTATGAATTGCAATAACTTGTTAGGTAAAGCTAATGACAACACTAACATCTTACACAAAGCAATTGATTATTTAAAGAGGGAGCTTATATGAGATACAGATGTTCTAAATGTAAGCAGGTGTATGAGAGGGACAGTGACAAGGCTTGGATAAAAAGCTATTGTACTAAGACAGATCAATATGCTAGATTGATGAAGGAGAAAAGAGTTATGACATTAAATCAAATGGAACAAGAGGCAGTTGTTGTTGAACAACTTGAATGGCTTCTTCAGTATGAACTTAAGCATGATGCTGAAGACCAAGACTGGGAACTTATCAATGCATTAACAAGAGTGTTGAAAGAATTTAAACCAATAAACTTTGTGGAGGAAAAGTCATGAGTGCTTGGCTGATTGCAATTGTTGGTGTTGTCTATGCAGTGGTGGCAGTGGAGCTGCTACTCAAGGGTAACACTGGACTAGGCATAGCCTTTGTTGGTTATGCACTGGGCAATGTGGGACTGTATATGGAGGCAGCAAAATGAAAGAAGCCTTACGCCTTGCATTGGAGGCGTTGGAATGGCAACAGGAGATGTTGTACACAGCGATGCAGTATTCAGCCGCAAAAGGTATGACATTTTTAGGTCATCCACCAAACCCAAACGAAGCCATCACCGCCATTAAAGCCGCACTAGAAGCGAAGGATGAGCCATATGCTTTTGAAGCGTCTATGTATTCCAATGACAGAGTAAAAATTGACCCTGTAACTGGAAATGTAAGCATTGGTACACCAGAGCGCATATTGGTAGGTCTGACGGATGAGGAAGTGTGGGAGAAAGTTGACATGCGTGAACATGCAGAAGGAAATCTTGGTATTGGTACAGCGCCCCCACCACAGCGCACATGGGCAGGGCTGACGGATGAGGAAATTGACAAGGCGTGGCGTAGTGTTGACTACACAGTTCCTTGGGATCAGCATCGTATTGACATTGCCCGAGCCATTGAAGCCAAACTCAAGGATAAAAACATATGACTATTTACACAGACGAAGACGATGAGTTTGAACGCATTGCTAGGGAAAACAAAATGAAGAGCAGTGGTATGAGTTGTTGTACATACGATTGCATTCAAGGCCGTGATTGCCCTGTGCGTACCCGAGCATTAGAAGAAGCTGCACAGGTGGCTGATGACTGGGATAAGAAGAACACACTCAGTAACTATGGGCGTTGCATTGCTCAATTAATTAGGGACTTAAAGAAATGAAAAACTGGTTCATCAGCACATACATCATGACTGTGTGTTATTTACTTGGGGCATTCATTAACTGGGACTACAACGCAGGTAACTGGTCAGAGTTTGCTAGGTTTTCTGTAGTGCTTTTGTGGGCTTTTATCTGCGGTTCTTGGATTACTTATGAGGTGAAGAATGAAACTGCATGAACTAGAAGACCTCATCATGGCAGCATGGATAACTAAAGAGGACATCGACTCCATCCTGTGGGTGTTAATGGACAGAGAGAAGCAACCCGATGAAGACGAACTTGCCAATTTATTAATTGGACTGCACACCCTTCACGATGCTAGAATGACTAAGCTGTTTCATGGATATGAGCAAGTGATTAAGACAAACAAAATAACTTACAAGGGCTATGACATTTCTAAAAACCCATCTACCTTGTGAGACATGTGGTAGCAGTGATGGTTTGTCCATCAATGAAGACATGTCCACCAAATGTTTTGTATGTGATAAATATACACCCGCAACTAACAATGAAAGACTTGAAGTGATTGATGTAGATATAGACATGAAAGACACAAGCTCTTTCCTGAAGGAATACAACGAAGGCTACAGTGTTAGCGTAGCTGATAGACGCATTAACAAAACCACAATGGAACGATATGGTGTGGTGAGAAGCAATGGCTTCTATTACTTCCCCTATTACGACAGCAACTCACAACTGGTGGCAGCTAAGCGTAGGGAAGTGAAGGACAAGAAATTCACAACAGTGGGGGGATGGAGCAAGGGTACATTGTTTGGACAAAATCTATACCCATCCAATGGAAAATATCTCACCATCACTGAAGGTGAGTTTGATGCACTGGCTGCATACCAATTGACAGGTAGTAAATACCCTGTGGTGTCTATTCGCACAGGTGCAGGTAGTGCATTGAAGGATGCCAAAGCAAACTACGAATACATCAACAGCTTTGAAAACATTGTGCTGTGCTTCGATGGTGATGAAGCAGGGCAGAAGGCAGCAAAGGAAGTTGCTGAATTGTTTGGTAGCAAGTGCAAGATATTTAAACCAGACCCTGCATACAAGGATGCATGCGAGTGGCTAGCAGATAACAAAGAGGCGGCATTCGTAGCCCGTTGGTGGGCAGCAGAGCCATTCGTTCCTGATGGTATTGTTAGTGGCACTGGGTTGTGGGAGCTAGTGTCTACACCAATGGAAGCAGCAGATTGTTTCTACCCTTGGAAGGGACTCAATGACATCACCTATGGCATCAGAGCAGGTGAGCTTGTTACATTCACAGCAGGTAGTGGTTTAGGTAAGAGTCAAACTCTTAGAGAAATTGTTTGGCACTTGCTACAGAATAGTAGTGACAACATTGGCTTGATGTTTCTTGAAGAGAGTGTGCGTAAGACTAGCCTGTCAATGATGAGCCTAGCTGCTGATGTACCTATGCACCTACCAACTACAGTGGTGTCTGATGCCTTACGCAAGGATGCCTTTGATAAAACACTAGGCACTGGTAGGCTTTACTTCTTTGATCACTTCGGCAGTACAGCCATTGAGAACATTGTCAATCGTGTGAAGTATATGGCTAAGGGACTGGGATGTAAGTATGTATTCCTAGATCACTTAAGCATCATCGTATCCAGTCAGGACAATGGTGATGAGCGTAAAGCCATTGATGAAATTATGACCAAGCTTCGCATGCTTGTGCAAGAAACTAGTATTGCTCTCATCATTGTTAGCCACCTCAAGCGTCCCTCAGATAAGGGACATGAGGAAGGTGCAACCACTAGCCTAGCTCAGCTTCGTGGCAGTGCTGCCATTGCACAGCTTAGTGACATGGTGATATCGCTAGAGCGTAATGGACAAGCTGACGATCCTGTTGAACGCAACACCACCAAGGTGAGGGTGTTAAAGAATAGATACAGTGGACAAACTGGTCCTGCTTGCAGCTTGCTTTACAACAAAGACACTGGCAGAATGTTCGAGATTGATGAATCAATGGAAGGACTTATGCTATGAAGAAGTGGGATGGATTTGATATTGCCATCATAGGTACAGCATCTGTATGGAATGGTAATGAGCGTGTTGAAGTGTTGGTGTATGACATCTTTGTAATGGTGCAACAACTCATCGTTAGAGATGGTATGACTGAAGAGGAAGCACTTGAATACATTGAGTTTAATATTGAGAGTGCTTACATAGGAAAGGACACACCAATCATAGTGTGGGAATATAACGATGAGTGACGGAGGAAAGGGACATACTCAGCGTCCCAAATCAATAGCTGATGAAGAATGGGCTACTAGATGGAATGCCATCTTTGGTAAAGACTCAGTAGAAGATTACAAACAGTCGGTAGATGTTGACAACCTCCGACAAAATGATAAGGACAATGACAATGATCTTCTTAGACATAGAGACAAACCTGAAACATGACACCATTTGGTTATGTGTTACTAAGCACAACACCACTGGTGAGGTAAGGCACTGGCGGGAAGCCGACACCTTGCAACAATACTTAGATGGTGAGCAAGTGGTAGGCCATAATGTGATTAATTTTGACGCACCAGTGCTGAAGAAGGTGTGGGGCGTTGTCATTCCAGACAACATGTTGGTGGATACATTGGTTATGTCACGCCTGTACAAGCCCGACATTGATATTGTCGTGCCTGAGCAGGGCAAAGCCCCTAGTCCACACAGCCTAGAGGCATGGGGCTATCGCTTAGGCAACCACAAGATTGGTTACACTGCCTTTGATGGTGGCTACACTGAGAGCATGGCTATCTACTGTGAGCAGGATGTTATGCTGTTAGAGAACCTATACAACTTCCTAACAACAACCATGACCAAGGAAGGGTTTTCCCTACAAAGCATTCAGCTTGAGCATGATGTTGCCATCATCTGCCGTGACATGGAAGACAACGGCTTCATGTTAGACATTGAAAAAGCTATGGTGTTGAATGCAACATTGAGTGGACGCATGTCTGATATTGAAGAGGATATGCAGAAGGTGTTTCCTCCCATCGTAGAGCAACGCTTCTCTGAGAAGACAGGCAAGCAGCTCAAGGATAAAGTCACCGTCTTTAATCCCGGAAGTAGGCAGCAAATTGCTGAGCGATTGGCAGGGCTTGGTGTTGTCTTTACAAAGAAGACAGAAAAAGGCAATGTCATTGTGGACGAAGCTGTGCTTGAGAAGATTGACTTGCCAGAGGCTAAGCTTGTAGCTGAATACTTAATGATACAAAAAAGAGTAGCACAGATTAGCAGTTGGTTGGAACTGGTAGGCGATGACGGTAGGGTGCATGGTAGGGTTACTACCAATGGGGCTGTCACTGGTAGGGCTACACATAGCAGTCCTAACATGGCACAAGTTCCTGCCGTAGGTAGTCCATTCGGTGCTGAGTGTAGAGAGATGTGGCGTGTGCCTAAGGGATACAAGCAGGTGGGTGTTGACCTATCAGGCATTGAGCTGCGTTGTCTAGGTCACTACCTGAATGACCAAGAGTGGATGGATGAGCTATTAAAAGGTGATATACATTGGTTTAACACACAGAGCTTTGGCTTAGTTGAACGAGGCACAGTGAAGGATGATAACAATCCAGACCACAAGAAAGCCCGTAACACAGCGAAGACACTTGTGTACGCCACATTGTACGGAGCAGGAGCAGCCAAGGCAGGAAGCATTGTTGGTGGAAATAGCAGCAAAGGTAAGAAACTTATTGACAGTTTTATTAACAACACGCCCGGCCTTTCTTCTTTGAAGAAAAAGATATCTAGGCTGATGGCTAAGGGTCATCTCCCTGCACTGGATGGACGCAGGGTGTGGGTTAGATCTGAGCATGCTGCATTGAACACCTTGCTGCAAAGTGCAGGTGCTATCATAGCTAAGCAATGGCTTATTGAATCAACAAAGCTGTTGCAAGAGAATGCAATAGATGCTAAACTATTAGCGTTTGTTCATGACGAAACACAATGGGAAGTGAGAGAAGATCAGGCAGAGGAAGCAGCTAGGCTCATCGAGCAAGCAGCAACCAAAGCAGGGGAAGCTCTTAAGTTTAGATGTCCTGTTAATGCTGAGGGTAAGGTTGGTGATAACTGGAAACAAACACACTAAGGAGATAGAAATGTATGAGACTAAAGCTGCTGTCAATCCTGATCCTTGGAAACATAGATCAGATGGTATGAGATGTAAAACTTGTATTTGGTTTGTTCCTAAAACAACCCAACTACTCGGAGATGTAAGTGAGATTGGACGCTGCCGTAGGCATGCTCCAACAATGGGAGGTTATCCAGTTGTCTACATGACAGACTGGTGTGGTGATCATCGATTAGACGAAAACAAAGTTTAATTGGTGCGGTTGTGGGTCTGCCGTTCAGACCATTTTCATATTGGAGAAAATTATGAGTGAAGAAAAGAAAGCCATCAAGATTAAAGCTGATGTGTTTTGGTGTCAACACAATAAGGTGAATGACATGTCTGGTAAGTTTCAGCTTAACCTGTGTAACCTGTCTGACGCTGCTGTTGAAGCATTGGAAGACATGGGCATCAGTGTTCAAACTGGTGAAGACAAGAAGGCTGACATGGGCAAGTACATCACTTGCAAATCAGAGAAGCCTATCCGTGTCTTTGACACAGACAATGATGAAATTACTGAAGCCATTGGCAACGGTAGTAAAGGCAAGGCGTTGGTATCTACATACTCTTGGACTTACAAGAATAAAAAAGGTATTAGCCCTTCATTGAAGAAGCTGGTCATTACAGACTTGGTAGAGTATTCCGCTTCTAGCGGTATTGATGCAAACGATGAGGACGTATTATGAATTTGAACATCACACTTACATTGGACCAACTGAACTTGGTCTTGGCAGCACTGTCTAAGCTTCCCTTTGAAGCTGTTACAGACACCATTGCTGTTATCCGACAGCAAGGAATGGAACAGCTTCAAGCAGCCGAAGCAGCAGCAAAGAACGCTGAAGCGCAGCGTGATTTGTTTGAAGAAGCAGAAGTAACAGAAGCTTCCTAATGAAAGCACTATTCGATAGCGATATATTCGCCTATCGTGCAGCATCCGCATGTGAGGACGAAGACGAGACAACGGCACAGCGAACACTGGATCGTTTAATTGTTGATGTCCTCATGTGTGGTGTTGATAGCATCTACCCTGATTGCTTTGTAGATGAGTGGCACATGTTCTTAACAGGTAAGAACAACTTCAGATATCAGATAGCCACCACTGTTCCTTACAAAGGGAATAGAGTGGACAAGCCTAAGCCAAAGCATCTAGCTTTCCTTAGAAACTATTTGGTTAAAGAGTGGGGAGCTACCATCTCTGAAGGACAGGAAGCTGATGATGCCATTGCTATTGAAGCAACAAGACTTGGTGACAACTGTGTCATTGTGTCTTTAGACAAAGACTTAGATCAGATTGTTGGTTGGCATTACAACTTTGTAAAGCATAGTGGTTATTACATCAAGCCAGAGGAAGCTCTAGTTAAGTTGTACACGCAGATGCTCACTGGTGATGCTGCTGATAACATCAAAGGATTGTTCCGTGTTGGTCCAGTGAAAGCAGCCAAGATAATTGGGGACACAACAGATGAACTTGAGCTATACAACAAAGTGTTGGAAGCTTATGAAGGTAATGCTGAGAGAGTGTTAGAGAATGCTCAGCTTCTTTTCTTACGAAGATATGAAGGACAGATATGGACTCCTCCACAAACTTAAAACCTAATGACATTGCCCTCATCCTACGCCCTAACATTGAAGGTGGTAAATATACCAATAGCTTTCAGGTGTTAGTCAGTGGCTTCGGTCCTGTTACGATTAGTAAAGACGATGTAGACAATCTCTTGGGCATGGCTATGATATTAGCCTCAGTGATTCCACACATGGAAGAGAATGAAAAGCTAGCTTATGAGCTTGTTGAATACTGTGGCAAATACTTTGCTGATGTAGGCGACTTTGAATACAACCCAGATCATGACAGCTTTGGTGATGGTGGCTTCACCATTAACACCAGAACAATGGGAGGTATGCAATGAATGTAGATGACACACTGGCAGTAAGAGCCACTAGATATGGCAACTACAAAGAAGATGTCTCTAGAGTTTCTCAAGCATTGAAAGATGTCTTAAGATCTGGTGATGTATGGAAAGAGATGGATGATGATATGAAGGAAAGCCTCGATCTCATCTGTAATAAAATGTCTCGCATTGTTAATGGTGATCCTTGGTATCATGACTCATGGCATGACATCATTGGCTACGCTAGACTGGTTGAAGAAAGAATTGAAAAGCTATGATCACAGTAGACATTAGTTTAAAAGTATTCTTTAAACCAGAAGACCTACCTAATGTCTATCTGAATGAAGAAGTGTTGAGCGAGGTGATTATTGAAAACCTCACAGCCTCATTGGAAAGAATGGATTCATATGAAGTGGTGTTCAAGCATGTGGATGTGGAAGGACTAGAATGAAAGTTAACTCTGTAACTATTAGGGAGGCAAGTAATGGCTATGTTGTTGAGCATATTGCTGAGTCCGAGTACGATAAATTTCTATCTGAGTTTATTGCTATGGAC